TATAACGTATAATTATATTTAAGTTATTTTCATAAAAGCATAATTTTTATTATTTTATGAAATATATATGTATCTTACGATAAATGCTTAGAAACCCCCAGGAAAATTTACGAGGTTTGCTCCAATTCCTAAGCCAGCTCCTGAGCGAGCACTAGCGCCCATTGCAGGAATATAAGTGTCTAAAATGGCAAAAGTGGCGGCGGCAGTTAAGGCAAGTAAAGCGATTTCCTCAAAATTTAAGGAACGTTTAGGGATAGCGAAGGCAGCAATAGCGACCATTAAACCTTCAATTAAATACTTAAAAATGCGCTTAATAAGTTCGTTGACGTCAAACATTTCCATCATTTATATAAAATAAAAAGAAAAAAATAAATAATTTATGAAAATTAAAACTTAAAACCAACGTTTACTAAATTATATATAATGGCTTCTAAAAGTAAAAAATCTTTTGAAAAGAAAACCAAACCCAACGGCACTCCTAATCCAAAATATGTTGATTTATTAGAGGTTGATAAACCTATTGCCGGACAATCTTTTGGTTGTTTTTCTTTTGTTTCTCCTGAAAAAATTATTAAACAACGCGAACAATTTTATTTTGAAGAATTCCTAAAATCCTGGGAAATGAATAAATCTATGGAAAAGTTTCATCAATTCCTAAACTTTATTTCTTTTAAATACAAGCTCCATTTTGAAGAGGTTATTAAGGATTTTGAATCTTTCATTGAAGAAGAACGCGAAACTATTGTTAGTAATGGTATCAGTGATGACTATAAGACTTTCTTAGATCGTAATGAAGATGACCTTGAAAAGAAATTTAATATCAAAAATAATTTCCAAACTTCTGTAAGGGGTTTTAAATCCCGAGGTAATTTTGCAACTGAAGAAGAGGCCAGAATGCGTGCTGAACTTTTAAGAGAAACTGACCCTAATTTCGATATTTTTGTTGGTCCAGTTGGTACTTGGCTCCCTTGGGATCCTGAGCCACTAAAAACTGCTGATGTCAATTATGCTGAGGAGGAATTAAATCAACTTGTTTCTGAGAAAAAGAAGAACGAAACTGCTGCTAAGGCTGCATTCGATAAACGTGTTAAAGAAACGAAACAAAAGGCAGTTGATGATAATAAAAAAAATGCCGAGAAATTTGGTTCTGCGGTTACTCAAGATATTGATGCTGAAGGTAATTTAATTGGTGTTGGTCATACAACAACCGAGAAAACATTTAGTCAAGAAGATCCAGAAAATATTACTACGGCTGATATTAGAAAGGAATTATTCGAATCAGAAAATGTTGTTGTTGGTAAGACGGATTATGGTCAGAGTCAATTAAAATCTGGACCTTTTGCTAAAAAAGATTAAATATAAATAATTTATTAAATTAAAATAATATAATAAAGATAATTTTTTATTATATTATACTATATAATGTATCTAACAGCTATATTATTTATTTTATTTTTATCTGGAATAAATTCATTTAATACTGGTCTTCGTGGTACAAAGAATCCGACAACAATTAATGAAATAGATATAAATATGTATATAGGAAATTGGTATCAGATGTATGGTGCACCAACCAACTATATTTTTCAAGGATATGGAAAATGTTTAACAGCTCAATATGATTTATTAGAAAATGGGAACGTAAGCGTCATAAATTCACAAATAAATGTTGAAGGACAATTAGAACAAATAACAGGATATGCTTATTATAAAAACTCAAGCGAACCTGGTAAACTAACTGTTCACTTAGATGGTACACCAGTTGATGGACCATATTGGATAATAAAATTGGGGGAATCACAAAATAATCAATATCAATATAGTATTATTACAACCCAATCAGCAATTTCTCTTTGGGTTATAGCACGTGATATATCAGATTTTTATAATAATTATGATAAAGAGGTAAAACAATATTTAGACGATAATGGATTTAAATATACATCAATAAATCAAGACGGTTCTTGCGAATATTTTTTTAAATAAATTATTTTATAAGTCTAATATATATGGATATATTTCTATTAGCCAATATATTAATTACATTTGCGTTAATTTTACAATTTTGGACTTTACAAAATAATAAGAGAATTAATCCTTACTCCTTTTTATTAATAAGTTTATCAACATTTATAATGGCATATGCTCAATACAAATATAAAGATAATAAATATAATATTGGATTAAAAATAATTAACGGAATTATTGCTATACTAATTTTTATTCAAATTATCTATTAATTACCACATTAATAAATCATAATATGCTGCATTATCTTGTTTATCTTTTATACCACGCAAATTAATTTCTAATCTATAAATTTCTTTAATTACTGGTATAAATCCTATAAGTGGCATAATATATACACAAGAACCCCATACACCTACTGCAAATTGTATTGAATAATATTTTACTGGCTTTTCTAAACTTGAATAATGATTAGAATTTAATTTCTTTTTTTCTTCATATTGTTTTAAATCAGTATTATGTTTAAATTGATAATATTGAGTGCCACGATAAAAACCTAATAATCCCCATGCAGCTAATGGTATACCAGCCTTATTTAACATTTTGTTTTAAATTATTAAAGCAATATAACTTTAAATTGTTTTAATAATATATTTAACATAATTCATATATATATTTATTATCAAATATGATATTATTTTTAATACTTCTTGACATTTTTGATGCTGATAAATTTTCAGATTGTGCTGCTTTTGCAATTGTTTCCCATTTTCCTAATATAATATTGGTTGATATTTCTTTTTTTTGAACTTGTTTGCCAGTAGAAGATGTAGTTTTATGTTTATATTCATCTTCTTTTAATATTAATCCATAATATCCTTCATTTGATCCATAATCGGTCCAAACTGTTGATTTTAATACGTAATCACAATTATTAAGGTACTCTTTTATTTCTTTTATTTCATTATTATTTATTTCTTTATTCAAACTTTTTTTCCATCTTATATATTCTTCTAATAACTTTGAATTTAATATTTTTCCGCTTGGGCAAAATTTGCAAACTTGAAATAAAAAATTTTCTGTATCATTACTTATGTATTTTTTTTTATACTCTAATTCTTTTAATTTACAACCTTTATATCCATAAACTATCTGATTTTTAGTTTGTTCTTTTAACCTTATGGGCTTAAATCTTGTATCTAAATAATTTTTAAAAGCGTGAAAAGTTTCTTTTTTTGGTTTTATTTTACACCATATGCGATATTGACCTTCTAAATTAGTTGAACTGTCTTCTACTTCATTATGAATTATACACATACTATTGATAAATTCATTAAATGACTTAGTTAATGTGTCTTCTAAAATTAATTCATTATAAGGTGATTTATTTTCTTCTTCAATTATTTTTAATAATTTGTCTTTTTCTAAAATAATATTTTTAAGTTCATTATTTTCAAGAATATATTTTGTTAGTTCAGTATTATTATCTTTTAATTTTATATGTAAATTTTCGTTTTCTTTAATTAGGTCTTCATTGTTTTTTAATAATTTATTAAAATTATCAATACTATATGTTTTAGAATTAATTATATCTTGTATATATTGAATTATATTATTAATAGTAAATTTATCATTATATGAAATTAATTCTGTTTTTTTTTTATTATCAATGTAAATAGTTCTTATTTGTGGTTTTATTTGTATATGACTTTTAATTAAATTTTCTATCTCAACTTTATTTTGAACCTTAAAAGCTTTAATTAGTATAAAATTATTGTAGGTTTTACGATGTTCTAATACTCTTTTATGTAGATCATTTGAGTGTCCAAATTTAATAAGTGTTTCGTTTTCTTCATTAGAATTTTGTATGGTTCCAATGTAAATACATTCTGTATTAATTGGAAACAAAGAAAATAAAATATCTTCAACTGCTTTTTGTTTTTGATATTCTGATTCTTCTTTTACTTCTAATATTATTTCATCTTTTTGTTTTAATTGTAGTCTAAGTTCATCTGTTTCTTCTTCAATAGTTTTGTTTATTAATTCTTCAAGTTTAATATAATAATCATGTATTTGATTTGCCTTGTCTGTTCTACTTTTTAAACATAATGATTTAAAACATTTTACATTTAACATTATTATTTGACGATTATTACCTCCGTGATTATTTATCGTTTTACAACTTGCTCCTGGACCTTCAGGAGCAAGTTTATTATTATATATAATTTTATAATCTATATTTTCTTTAAAAAATTTTTCGATAGTTGTTTTTGCATTATGTTTAATTGAATAACCTAACCATTTCCATATGTTATCTAAATCAATAACAAAATCATTTGAGTTATTATAATTTAAATAACAATAAAAACTATTGATAAATAATTGCTGTTCAAAGTTTGTAAATGTTTCTTTTATTTTTATTAATAATTTATTATTGCAGCTTTTAGTCAATCTTAAAATAGGATTATTTGAAATAAAGTCAATTATATTAAAATTATTCATAATTATATTTAACAAAATATCTTTAAATTAGTTTTTTTGCTTATTATTTTATTAAGCAAGTTTTTATTTTACCATTTACTTTTTTTCACTGCAATACGCGGACCATTACTTTTTTTCTTTAAATTATTTGGGTCATATTGGTCTCCTTCATCATCGTCATTAATTTGTTTTGATAATTCCCAGAATTGTTTAGAACCTAGCCTGAAATCACCGTGTGGATCTGCTTTATACCAAAATACTTGCTCTTGTAACTTGTTTGATTTGGAGTTGTTATTAACAACCAAGCATTCATAATTCTCAGTGCATTGATCCATTACCTGACAAAAGGCTTCAAATGTTGGAAACATACCAGCATAATGTTCGTAAATACGCTTTCTATTTCCTATAATATTTTCTCTTAAAATGAAGACGTAATCAATGTTAGTTCTGAGTAATGGAGGGATACCTAAAGGGAATTGCATTGTGATGACTAACATTATCTTCCAGTGTCGTCCATTCATAAAGAGGAGTCGCATCATTTTATCCTTAGCCCACGTGTTATCGAATAAACAATCATCTAAAATAACAAACGCACGTGGATCAATTGTACTACGATTGAATTGCTCTTGTTCTCTTTTCATCTCCTTAAGTACTTGACGCTGTCTCTTTAAAATATTTTCAATGATAGCAGTATTATATTCATTATGAATAAACAATTTTGGCACTAATTTGCCGTAGAACCCGTTACCTTCTTCAGTTCCAGAAATAAATGTCCCAATAGGTATGTCTTGATGGTAATAAAGCAAATCTCTAACTAAAAAACTCTTACCTGTATCACGTTTACCAATTAAAACGACAACAGGACCTTTAGATTCATTTGGTTTAAAACTAATACTTTTCATATCAAATCTCTTTAATTCTAGATTCATTCTTATATTTTAGGAAATATAAGAATTTTTTAAAATAAAACGCAAAAAAATATAAGTTAAATCTTTAGGGAAATTATATAAATAATTCCTAATGGCGATAAGTGTTAATTATCAAAAGCGCAAGAATATCAATCTATTCAATAAATTTGAAACTAACAAAAATTTGACTATTGTTAAAGCTCAAAATTATATTCCCATATATGACAGATTTTTTTCATTAAACGCAACCAGTTATAATTCAATTAATCTAAATAATTTATGGTCTATTTATGATATAAAAGAATCGAGGTCCAAAGATGACCCAGATAATGTATTCACGTGTAAATTAAAGAATATAATCGATGAGGATAATTTACATATAACACAAAAAGTATTTTTTAAAATGGCACCATTATTAGACCCCTATAAATATTTGGTTGGAAAATATAATCATAATGACCCAAATTTGTTTACATTGCCATTATTTGATAATAAAAATAGAGTTCATCCTAAATTATTAGAAAGGAATAATTCTTCATATATAGATTCTTTTTTTTCTTTTTTAACAAGTCAAGCATTACATCAACATAAATTTATTCACGGATTAGATTTCTTTGGTTCATTTTTAGGTTTAAAAAAAGATTATAAATTAAATATAATTGATGATTTAGATTATTTGGTGCATTCGGAGTTTTTTAACAAACAAAAAGGTAAATTATTTCAAGTAGAAGATTATTCATATTTGTTAGATGAAGAAGTTGCAGCCCCATTGAAACCAATAAATATATCTAGTGCAAGAACTAACATATCTATTAAATCATTTGATGAGATAGAATATAACAATAATACTGCGTTTACTTTAAATGATGTCCAAAATTTAGGATTAGATTTAGAAGATATAACTAACTCGGATATTTTTCAAACAAGTAAGACGTCACATGAAACATTGAAATCAGGTTCATCTTGTTCTTCAAGAACATCGAATACAAATGAAGATGAATTAGATGAATTAGATGAAGAAACAAATGAGTATAGTAGTTATAATGAAAGTAAGGAAGAGGAAGAAGAATCAGAATATGAAACAGTTGATGAGGAAGCAGTGTTGTATGCGACAATTCCGGAATTTCCGGTTCAAATAATATGTTTGGAACATTGTGAAGACACGTTCGATTCCTTAATATTAAATAATGAACTAACAGATGAAGAGTGGTTTTCAGCATTGATGCAAATAATAATGATATTAATTACATATCAAAAGATGTTTTCTTTTACGCATAATGATTTGCATACAAACAATATAATGTATATACCGACAACGAAAAAATTCATATATTATAAATATAAGAAGCAAGTGTATAAGGTTCCAACATATGGAAGAATATTTAAAATAATAGATTTTGGTAGATCAATATATAAATTTAATGGCAAAATTTTTTGTAGTGACAGTTTTCAAACGGGAAATGACGCAGCAACACAATATAATACGGAGCCATATTATGATGATTCTAAACCACGTTTAGAGCCAAATTTTAGTTTTGATTTATGTAGATTGGCTTGTTCAATATTTGATTATATAGTCCCTGATTTCGAGGTTTTAAAGCATTTGGATAATTGTAGTCCAATAATTAGAATGATTGTAGAGTGGTGTACAGATGATGATGGAAGAAATATATTATATAAAAATAATGGTGTGGAACGTTATCCAGATTTTAAATTATATAAAATGATTGCTCGTTGTGTTCATAAACATAATCCACATGCACAGTTAGATAAAAAAGAATTTAAGAAATATGAATTTAATAATAAAAAAATGGATGAAATAGATGTAAATATAGATAATTTACCGGTATATTGTTAGTTTAATTGAATAAAATAATTATAAATGTATTATAATAAATGACATATGGATTTATTATAACACGACATGTTAATTCTGAAATAACAAATAAATATTGGAATCAATGTGTAAAATTAATAAGAGTTCATTATCCATTTAAACAAATAATAATAATAGATGATAATTCTAATAAATCATTTGTAAAAGAAGAATTTAATTATGAAAATGTAACAGTTATAAATTCGGAATATTCAAAAAGAGGTGAATTATTGCCTTATATTTATTTTTTACAATACAAATGGTTTGATAATGCGATAATAATTCACGATAGTGTGTTTATACATAAAAGAATTCCATTTGAAGCATTTAATATGCGTGTGTTGCCATTATGGCATCATAAATACGATAAAGAGAATTTGCCAAATTTATTACGTATTGTATCAGTATTAAGAAATAATAATATTTTAAACAAAGAATTGGTTGGTAAAGATACTGATATGTTTAATTTTTCTAGTAAAGAATATAATTTGTGTTTTGGTGCACAATGTTTTATAAATTTAAGGTTTTTAGAACAACTAGAATTAAAATATAAACTAACAAATTTAAAAAATGTAATAAATTGTAGAATAGATAGATGTGCATTTGAAAGAATAATAGGTTTGATATTTTGTTTGGAAGCAAATGAACTAACAAAAATGCGGTCATTATTTGGAGATATATTTAATGTTCCTTTTGCGTTAAAATATACATTTAATAATTATATAAAAGATTTTAATGAAAAAAAGGCGGTTCAGCCATTTGTAAAGGTATGGACTGGTAGATAAATAATAAATATAATATAAAAATAATTTATATTGTATTATAAAATATGAATATAGATGAAACAACAAAAAATATAACAAAAAATACCCCAACAAATTCAATAAATGATATAAGTAGTGATATATCGGAGTTTTATACAGTTAATTTACATTCTGTTAGTATTGATGAAATAAATTCGGGTCAAATAAAAATAGAAATTATTAAGACAAATGAAAATGAAAATGAAAATGAAAATGAAATTGTAGTAAAAGTATCAAATTATATGTTTAGAATAATTATATTTTTATTGGTAATAAGTCCAGTAATAATGGCGGTATTAATATATGCTATAATGTATTGTATTTAAAATGGGGGATTATCAGTAAATACCATAGGTGCTCCACCTCCAACAATTGGATTTGTTATATTTTCTTGGATAACTGGGTTCAATTGGTCAACAACAAAATATCCAATTATAACGCAAACATAAACTAACAATGAATCCCGAATAATGAATTTAAGAGGTTTAGGTTCATCATCAACATATCTCATTTCAAGAAATTTAGCAATAAAAAATATTGCGGAAATAATTCCAGCGACTAAAAATATATTCTCCATATTACAATATATTTTTAGAATCAAAAATAATAAAAAACGCATTTACGTTAAAACTTCAATATCTCCTAAAATTAAACTATCAGTATCTAATTTAATATTTGGCGGATTAATTACATGAATGTCTAAATCATCTAAAGATACTTCTTCATTTGACAAATTAAGTTTCTCTTCATCATCGTCGTCTTGTTCTTCCATTTTTCTTTGCATATTTCTTAATGTACTTATTTCTTCAAGACGTTCAATCGTTTTTGGTGCTTCAACCTTTTCTTCTTTACCATCTTTTGTCATAACCATATCTACATCATTAAATTTTAAACTAACATTGTCTTTTGTTCCTTCCTTAATAACTTCTGTGGTTTCTTTAACAGGTGGGTCTATTAATTGTTCTTTAACTTCTTCAACAACATCTTCTTCAACAGTTTCATCCATATATGCTCTTAAAATACTTTCAACTGGTATAGTTTCTCTAACTGTATTTAATATGGCTTCTTGAATAATAATTTCAAGTTCTCTGTTATGTTTTTGCATTTGAAGATGTGGTATATTAAGTTCAAATAAGTAAACATTTTTATAAACTTTGCGTGCAACATTAATGTAAGCTCTGTGTATAAAAGTATCCAATTTAGGTATATCGATATCTATTTTCTTTTGTTTATTTCCAACTCTCATAGCGGTAAGTAGTTTTAATTGAATGATATGAATACATGACACTAAATCTTCTAAATAATTGCAACCGCTGCGTTCAATGATTCGTTTTCTTTCATTTTCAACGATAGCGGTATTCCATTTGGGTATGCGTGCAATAAGATTTTGAAATGTCATTAAATATTTGTCCATTTGGTTGTTTTCTTGGCATAATTTAACGGATTCATCGAATATGGATTTAAGACCTTCAATCATAAGGGGTGTTAAAATGGTTAATAAACGTGCACCCCATTCGTTTTTAGATTCGTGTAAAGCGCTGACATTAAAATCGTCCATTAATAGTAATTGTCTAAATAATTTGTGAGTTTAAACTCATTGATATTTAAAGGCCATTTTTATGACGTAAAATTTGGCATATATTTTACTTTTATATTTGACACCATTTTCCGTCTAAAGTGAGAAATCATCTGAATAATATTTTAAGACCATATAATGCCAAATGAGACTGAAAAAGTCGGCATAAATTTGACTTAAAATTTGACAGCATATATAGTCTTAAAAAATTTAGCCAAAATACGTCGAAGTTTTATCGTAACAATTTTCTTTCAAAAAGTATTTTCAAAAATCGATTTTGCATATTTTTTGGATTTTCACATGTGCAAAAGTCAAAAGGGTCTTGAAAACGACCCCTAAAAAACTCAGCTAAGACCACTATGCTCTCAAAAATATTTCAAGGGTCGAAAATTTTGTGACGATAATTTTTTTTCGTTAAAATTCTGGAACTTTTTTCTGTTGATTATTTAGCAACACATGTTGAAAAGTTCGGTTCCAAAAAGTTCCAATATTTTTTCCTGTGAAATTTGT